TTCTTAAAGTCAGCCGCCGCCGCCCTCAACGCAATTGCCGCTGCCTTGAAGACGTTATCTCCGCCCATCGTTAGAAAGGCGTCGATTTCATCATCCTCGAAGGTGTAGTCCGTTGAGGTCGTATCGGCCAGGAGAAGGCGAACCTTCCCCCGATTTGAGCTAACCGAATATGTAAAGCTCATCGCTAGGTATAGGCCACGTACAGTGACCCGATGTTAGTCACATCGGCATAAAGGCTTGTGCCATAGCTTAATCCGTCCGGGAATGTAACCACGGCCATATCGCCCGCCGTCGCCGTAACTTGCACCTTCCAGATTTCCGTCCCGCTGGCCCCGCCATCCTTAAAGACAACGGTGCCCGCGTTACTTCCATCGGAAAGCAGGCAGATCGTCCATATCTTTCCCGGGCTTGCCGACACAGCCCCGTCAGCAGTAAGTTTCTTTGCCTTGACTTGCTGTAGAGACATATTATCTCCGTGGGCGGGGCTAAAACCCCGCCCCATAGATTAGGCCATAGTCCAATACATATACACGGTAGCCGCGCCCGCCGAAGCGTCGCCGTTCTGCCCGGTATACTTGCCCTTAATGGTCAGGGCACTAGCCCCAACATCGCCGAGACAACCATAAGGCATGGTTGCCCCGCTTCCAGCACGGGCAATCCCGGCCGAGGAAGCATCGTAGTCGTCGATGTACTTATCATCGTCCGACGCGGTTCCCACCACGATGAGGTCGGTCCCGGAGTCGTCAAATGCGGTCGTAACGACGATCACAACATCAATAACGTCAGCGTGAGCCGGCAGCACGAATAAATCCTTAGCCGTTGTGTCGGTATAAGCCAACGTGTTTTTTGAGACGAATACAGCACCAGAATTGGTCGCGTCCTCACACGTAATATTCGCGCCGGCTGGGATGGTCAACGTTCCGCCAGAATCAAACAGCGCTGTCTCGCTGCCCTTAGATCCAACAGCCAGGTTGGTCGTGTAGGCGAGATTGGTAAAATGAGTATAAGCCATGTTATCTCCTTACGCGCTCAGATTGAGCAGGGGCGGGGGTTGCCCGCCCCCGCGTAAGTTTAAGCAGTTGAGCCAAGAACGAAGGCCCTGGGGTCCAAGGCGGCTCCGCCAAAGCACAGCCTGACCTTCATACGGATTTCATCGAAGTCAAACGCATGGCCGGAATCGGGGTTCTCATAGAAGAACTCCGGCTCGGCGCTACCATGCCAAAGGCCAACCTCAACCGTGTCGGCCTGGGCCGGATCGGCAACCAGGAGCCAGTGCGTCGATGTAATGAACGGGGTCACAATAACCTCAAGCCGCCCCTTGAGGACGTTCTTGGTGTTATTGCCGGTATCAGGATCAAGCGCAGACTGGGTAAGCTCATACGCCGTCAATGCCTGGGCCGGATGGACAACCAGATAGCGCGGAATAAATACAGCCGCGTTAGAGTCCAAGTCGGTCTGCTGGAGCATCAACTGATAGGCGTGCTTCAGCCGCTCATAGTTAAGCCCCGCCGTAGACTCCACGTTCCCCCACGTCGAGCTATCGAAGAAGTTATTCGACCCGTCGTAAGACGTTGGGTTGGAGTCGATCAGCGTGTACCAGACGAAATAGTCAATCGTCCGGGCCGCAGCCGCTCCGAGCTTCTGGACCTTCGTCTCCAAGAGGCCAAGATCGTCATAGGTCTGAGCTTCAAACGAATACCCAAACATACTCCCGTACTTCGCCGGAGTATACGTAATCTGGTCATCGGTAAAGTCAACTTCCAGATACGCGCCCTTCTCGGCAACAGACGGCAGCCGGTCAAACGACCCGTGCATGACTGCATATCGCGTGCGGAAATCGGTTAGGTTGGCCGTATAAGACACAACCTTGGGCCAGGTCGGCTCCCATTCCTGATAGCCCTTCAAGAGCCGCTTGTGCATCCTGTCGAGCGTCAGAGAATCGAACGCATCGGCCCCAATAGACTCGCGCAGCGTTGTCACCGGCATCCGGCGAGCCGCTTCAGGGTGCTTCTTCGCCCACGCAAGAAAGTCCCGCGCATCCTCGGTTAGGACGATCTTCTTATCGCCCGTCCACTTGCGCATGCCCTTCTCGGTGGCAGTGCTTTCATCAAGTTTATTTAGAATATCAGCCATTTAGGTCTCCTATGCGTGCGCCGTGATGTCGCCATTGATGATCGACAGCAGCTCAAAGTATACGGTCCCGCCAGACGATGGATCTACATGAACAACGCGGCCAACGGCAACGTCATTCGAAGATCCGGTGTCAAGCGTGTCGGCGCCAGCGGCATACACCTTGTCGCCTATCGCGAAGTCAACACCGCTTGCGGCGGTGCCTTTGAATACACCGCTCGTGTAAACGGTTCCGTAAGCATTGGCCGCTATATCCTCGGCGCAAATTCCAACAACACCCGTAGTACAAGAATCTGCGACCTCGGCCAGGGTCCCCGAACTAATGACGACCATATCCCCCTCATTAAGGGCGGTGCCGCCATTTAGGAAGCGCCGATGCTTGGGCGCAGAATCATCAACAAGTACATAGTTGCGGGCCATTATTCATCACCACCGAAAACTTCATATACCAGCTGGGCATCCTCATCCGATTCCTCTTCGAGGGGATCTTTCTCCTCTTTCACGCCGGCGATTACGCCAGAACTCTTGAGGCGATTCAGATACTCCTTTTCACGCTCTATGGCCTCCTTGACCGCCTCTTCCTCCGCGACAACTTCCTTAAACTCTTCGCGGATGCGATCCTTTGAGGCGTCAGGCAGATCGGATTCGGAGAGAATGGAATCCAGCTTATCGCGGCTTTCAAATACCGCAATCCTGTCCTCCTTATCCTTGATCGCCTGTTCCTTTTCAAGAACAACCTTCTTTAGGCTTTCAATCTCTTCTTTGAGAGAAGCGATCTCGGCCTCCTTATCTCGATCCTCGGTCTCAGCTACGATCTCATTGCGGAACTCCTCAAGGAGATCGGAATACTGTGCCTTTAGATCGGCAAGCGTATTAACTTCCATTGGTTCGTGCTCCTTCACTATAGTGTTATCCAACGATTCGAGAATAGCGTTGATCTGACCGCCAGCGGCAGCGTTTACGACCAAATCACACGATCGAATCGCGGGGATGTCTTCAACAATTAAGCCCTTGCGCCCTTGCGCTTCTCCTCTACGCAAACTACCCTTTCCGTAAATGGAGAACTGAACAAGGTGCGGGGCGCGTTTAGCCAACTTACTAATCGCCTCATCGAGAAAGACGGAAGTGGCGCGGACGCTTTTAGCTTCCGGGTCCCATCGCGCATTTTCAAAGACGACAGCATAATCCTTAACGGTTGGCTTCGGGTTGTGCCCAACAAAGCCCCCGATGCCCTCAAAGAGCGGGGCCGTCCGAGCCAAAAGATCCGGGCCATAATAACGCCCGTTATCCGACCACCCAGCCCTAATGAGGGTCACATCGGCCTTTACCGTATCATCTTCCTCGTAAGTCTCCGAAAGGGTAATCCCCCACTGCAAAGACTCATCGAAAGACTCCTCTATTCCAAGAGCCTTCTTCGCCTTCTTTAAGGCGGATTCCAGCTCATCTTTAGCATCATTTAGAACCGATTGCGGGATACCAACCGTTCTTGGGAGCCGCCTCAATGCAGCGCGGATTCCCTCAATGTTGACATCTCCGTTAGGCTCCTTATACCTCAACTTGAGATCGTCCTTTATCAAGTCACGATCTTCTTTCTTTGCCTGTGCCTTGGCCCATTTGAGAATAGCCTTTGGGACCGCACGCGACAATTGCTCAATCGTATAGTCGGCCTTGCTGTTGTCCCAGGCCCGCTCAATATAAGCCTCCGCAACAGAGGCCGTCTTAGTCATTTTTCGCTCCTTGACTTTTTTAAGCGCGGTGGCAATTGCAAGCCCCTCGCATATCTTTTGGCTTTTCCCCTCGCGCAAACATGACTTTAAGACCCCGTTCGCAATGCTAATAGCGAGAGCGAGATCGTCACCTTTTAACTTGCTAAATGCGCCCGAACTGGGCAGTTTTCCTTTACTCCAAGGCATAATCTGTGGACGCGCCGGGGTTCGAACCCGGGTTTCCCGAAAATTCAACAATGGGTCTACGGGAGTAGTCCTTAACCTAGGACGAGGTACTACGAATTACGCAACTTGCGTTACGCTAAAACTGGTACTAAAGTGTCGATGTCGCGTTGCCCAGGAAGTAGCCCATCGACGAAGCCCGCAACCCAAGCCTTGGCCTTAGCCAAGAAAGTACTGATTCTGTCAGTTGTTTGTTTGTTCCCGCGCCATAGCCTTCATTACGGGATCGAAGCCAATTCGCGCCCAATCTTGTGGTCACAAACTGTGACCTCATCTTTTCCGTTTGGCGATAAAGTGCTGGGGGTTGTATCGACTGCCATACTCAGTAAGTATCTGCGCCTTTTTACATTCCTCAAGCGAGACCTCGCTACGCTTTCTGAACGCGGGGCGACCATGATCTACATAGGGGAAGAATAAACATAAGTCCGCGAATTGCCAATAGCACATCCCCACGCCCTTATCGCATGGCTTCTTCTCTTTTTTAGCCAAGATTATACGTCCCGTATCTAATCGTAACTGGCAATAAGACACATCTGCATAGGGGATGAAGCGGCGGCATCACCAAATCGGGATCGTCTTTTCTCCAAAATCTCCCGTGTAAAGGGGCACACCGCGAACACGGCCAAGGCCCCTCGGGAAAAGTCTGCCATTGCCACCCGGCCAGCCAATCCTCCCGATCGAACTTTTCCCGCATGGCGACATGGTATGCTCTATTGGCCTCCGTCCGCACGGTCGCCTCAGCACGTGCTGTGGCCGTTCGCCAAGGAGTCCCTTCTGTATCTAAGCCCGCCCCGATAAGCCGTTGGGCGATTTGGGAGACGCTTTCGTTGTCCATTATCCCCCGAACTAACTCGCCCCGAATCCTAGATTCAATCGCCAGCGTATGATTGTCGGCAAACGGAATAACATTCTGCTTAAGAACCGTTAGCATATCGCGGGGCTGATACCTAAACTGCTCTCCAATGGCCTTGGCGAACCTATCGGCGGCCTCTAACCCACGATACCACCCAACGCTAACCGCGCCCGTGTATCTCTCGGCAAGAAACGCAATTAAAGAACTCCATAGCAACGCCGACCGATCCAAACTACGTTGCGCATGTTGCAGAACGGTTAATCTTCCCCGCGCCTCATCTCGCTCTAGGAGTTCCAGAAACTCCTTGACATCCCCCCGGGACATACCAAGTGCACGGCGTATCCCGTCGATTTCCCTCTCTGCCTCCGCGTACGTCTCCTCACGCCCCGCAAGAATGATTTTATGTAAGTCATTTATCGTTGGCATCCCCGTCCGTCCATCGCCGGCGATTGTTCATCCTCTCCAATTGTACCTTTATCTCAGTCCAGATCTCCGATTCGTGCGACAGATGGTTTGTAATCAACTTCTCATTATGTGCCACAGATTGCTTCACCGCTTCCGTGTTTGCATCTATGCTCTTTGTTAGGGCCTCGGCTTCCTTAGCATGCGCAGCCGTAATCTCCTGTAGGGCTCGCTCGTGGCCACGCAGCATAGGGGTCACCATTTTTGTTGCGACCACCCACAATGCAACCACAAATATCGCAACCGGTGATAAATCCCCAAGCCATTTTAGCCAATCCATACGCTCTCCTTATGCGCCTTGCGCCTTCATCATAGCGCGTTCGATGTCTTTGGTTGGGTTTCTCCATTGAAAACCACCTGCCGGGAAAGGCTGTTGATCGACCATACCGCCCGGGGGCCACATGCCCTCGGCGCGTAGCCGCTCTTCCTCTGCTTCGGGATCAATGCCCAGCTTCTCCATCGCGGTACGCCATGAAATATATCTAAGAATCGCTGGCTCCATCCAGGCCCTGACTTCCTTTTGAGCGTCACGCGGGACAATGGGATAGAAGCCAACCTCAAAATCAGATTGCGGGTCAATAACCCTCTTAACTATCTGCCTAAGACTATATGTAAACGAACTTTGGATCTCTTTAAATCTTCGCATTGCCGGAGCCTCTGCGACAAGGCTGGCGGCGTAGTTCGTATCGCCCGAATCCTCAAACACCATGAAGTACGGCAGCCCTGCCCCAGCCGCAATAGAAAGATCAAGTGATCGTCCCTGGTCGCGCCAGTTCATCTGTGCCCCAGGATGGTTAATAACCGTCCAGTCCTCTTTATTATTCACGGTAATAACCGCGCCAGGAGGGGGGAGGGACGCAAAGTCATTCTTTCTACTTGCTATCTGTTCGGATGTCCATGGCCCCTTCCTCAATATCGGGAGACTAGCAATTATCTTTAACAATACGGATTGAGAGTTCTCAAGCGACCGCTTACGCGCCAATCCGGTCAGAATCGGCTCCAGGATACTGTGTCCCCAAAGCTGGCCGAATGTGAGAACTCTCATGTGAATCAGACTGTCCGCCCCCCACTCCTCTTCATAATACCGATCGCGGCCAACATATCCGATAATCTTTTCCGGGTCGCCCTCGGCTGTCTTTATCTCACCAACCTGAGTTGCAGATAAATGGCGAATCTGCGCGATGTCGTCTTGGGGAAATACAATAAAGAAATGGTTCCCCCGCGCCAGGGTCATCCTTACGGCATCGGGGAACTTCTCATCGAATCTGTTTTCTTCTACGAATAGCCGCCATTTGTCTCTCTCGTCGGGATCGTCAAACTTGACGAAATATCCGTCCCCAAGGACGTAAGAAGCGTAAGTCTCGATGATATTCCTGGCACGGGGGTCTTTCCTGTACGCCTTGTACGCCTCCTTCATCAAGGTATAGCGATCTACCCCGATGAGGTCATCGCCAGCGCCAACCCGCGTCCAGCCGATAGTCGCCCGCGCCCCCTCATGGTCGGAAAGACTAGTGGCAGACTCCCTTAGGATTGGAAGCCGCCGCCAAATGTCAGCCACATTTTCAATAAGAGGAATCGCCATAATTATTTCTTCTTCCAGAGCGCGAAGAACGCTCCGAGCGCCCCGAGAGCGAACAGGGCGAGAATAAAGATTCCCGCGACATATCCTGTCCCAATCAGGACATCATGTAGGATTTGCATCTCCCCTCCTTACCATTCGTCTAAATTTCCAAATTGCCCCTCATACCGGGGTAACTGGTCATCGAGAACCCCAACATCGTAATCCCCGAATTGCTGAACCCATAAGGCGATTCTAAGGCTATCAAACCTATCCGGGCTCTTCCGGGGCTTGGGTACTTTCACTTTATTCCCCGCCGTATATTGCCATTGAATCGAGGCAAGCTGTTGCTTGAGCGCGTTATCATCTGGAATCTCAATGTCCCCGTTTATAAACCTCCGCCTCAATTCCCAGGCCATTTCCGAGTTAAGATCGGCATACTCTTGTCTTTCGTCCGAATCTTCTACGGGGATTCCGCCCTTGAATTCTAAGACCTCAACGCCGCGTTCATTCAAGATGGCAACTGGCCCCGCGCCAACTCCCGGCTTGTCAATTCCGACTATGTTGATTTCATAATCACGCAGGGTCTCTTCAACCGCCGGGGGAACAACTATCGAGGCTTTCCCATCTAGTACGCGCTGTTCTAAGACCTTATCCCCGGCCAGGACGGTAATTACAGACAAGTTCCCGCCCGCGTCCGCTACATCTACCCCAACTGCCAATCGGTTAAAGTCAGGCAACTTTATATCTCGGCCAAGATCCTCAATCTCGCGGATCGCCTCGTCCCGGCCAAGATCGTTTAGCATCTCCCGCCAAGACTCATAGCCAAGATCCTCGATGGCCTGCTCCCATTCCTTATTCCTATCAGCAGCGCCCTGAATATCAGACCAAGGAATCAGCCCCCACTCAGTCCCGGACGGGAACTCTCCGAGAACGTGAGCGTCATAATATGGTGTCCCAGGCTTCGTTTGCGGATCGGCCTCTATTCGCTCAATCCATTCCCGGCTCGCCAGCCCAGGAATTAGCTCCTCCCCCGCCAAGTAATTCGGGCTTGTCTTGGCACTTATCGCAAAGACTTTTCTATGAGAGGGGACGGGTTCTTGTTGCCCAAGATACCACCAATCATATCCCGCCGAACCCCTCGATAGCGGGTTACCCTGGGCCAGGATGAGATTGTGCTGCCCGGTGACGTTCCCCGTGACCATTTCATAGACGTTGTTTGGTATTCCGGGGGCCTCATCCATGATAAAGATGGCATGGGGGGCATGGAAGCCGGACCATCCAATTGACTGGGACTTTTCGCCGCGAACCTTTCCGGCATAGACCCTTGCCCACCAATCATGCCGGAAGTCAATCCTCTCGACCATCGGATCGGGAATAAAAATACCGTTTCTTCGACACCAATTCCAAATCCGAGCATATAGCCCCTGGAACTCCGACCACGCCTGGGCTTTGGCTTGCTCTTTCTTCGTCGAAAGATAGATAACCTTAGACGGCTGGCGACAGAATAGCCATGCGTTGCCAACAACTCCGGCCCCGAACGTATTGTGCGTTGGGATAAATCCCTTGCCAGCCAAGTAAAGATGAGTGGGCGAGTTGACCCTAATACACCTAACCGCTCTTAGCCCGACTGGATGAATATCGACTACGGTCCGGGCGGTCTGGCGGGATTGATGGGGCTTAAGCGGAGACGTTAACCGGCTCGCCTTGCGCGAAAGCCTGAATACTGGCAACAATGGCCGGAACATAACCTGATAAACAAGTTTCTCCTCGCCGTTATATTGTATTACCTTTGTATTTTCAGAAACCTTGTGGCCTAGCGTCCGGGCTAACTCCGCTGTGCTATCTGCAAATTCCCGCTCTGTGGTGGCTAAGATTGCGCTACCGCCCTGCTTCCCAATATAGCCATCCGAATCCATTATCCCTTGCAGCACCGCAAGGCGTGTTTGAAGGTCGGCTCGAAGCACCTTCTGGGGGACGGCCTTGTGCCCCAACATCCCCTCTTCGCGCAATCGCACGGTCAGTCCGTCGAT